GGACGGACACCAGAGGTTCCCCACCCCCTGACTTCACGCACCATTTGACTGCGTTGGTCTTCAAATTTGGGCCCCCGCTAGGTAGCTGCCTAGCGTACGAAACCCTCCCACTCGCAGCCGGTGGTAGGGCTTCTCAACCCTACACATGCCAGCATAACCGACATGTCGACCTTCGTCAGGCGACAGAGGTTAACTTAGGCCCGTCCACCCACCCACGCAGCACCAATTCCAGGAGTCGTTCGAATAGACGAAGGGATCACAAGCACCTCCTTGCGGAGGCGATCGAGATAGGCACACAGGCCCGACCCAAGGTCCCGAACCCGGTCACGCAGACGTCCACGAGGCACGCGACGGTTGACCTCCGTCACAGTGTCTCTCAGCCTTCGCGCGATTCCGGCGAGAGGAAGGTCCCATGATCGGGGCACCCCGAAGCCCTCGGCCAAACCAAAGGCAGGCGCAACCTGCGCTTCGATGAGGCGTCGTAAGTCCTCGAGAGTACCCCTAGAGACACTGCTCTCCCCCTCGGCTCCCCTACCTAACACTTGCTCCCTTTGGGCTAAAGCCTCAGATACCCACTGACGGGGCCCGTCCCCCCCTGGGACGGACGAAGAACGCCAGGGGTCCTGAAACTTAAGCAGCAAAAGCAAGCCGGCATCACCTTGCGACATACACACGCGGATCGCCCTAGCCCAATGGGGCCGAAGGGTCTTCACCGCGCGCGCAATGCGCGAAGGCTCGGCCGGAAAGCCAGCGCCGCCGAACTCCCTAGGGAGAAAGGGGTCGATCCCGGCCCTTCGCAGTTGGGTGAACTCTTCTGCGAAGGATTTCTCCAAGATGTAGTCCACACCCGGTGCATGCTTGATGCCCGGTCCCCGCGCGTACTTGGGAAGCATGTCAAGCTCCTTTTCGACGCGGGACGTCCCAGCCATTGAGCCGACTGAGACGGTATCATACCACACCAAGGTACCGTTCTCGACGCGGCAGTACCTTTCGACGAGGCAACCGGCTTCCTGAGAGAGCGTATCCTTCGCAAGCGATACGCTCCCGCCGGTTTGCTCCAGCAGGTAGTTGTAGGCCTTAGACGCTGCCTCGGGGCCCGCCCCGAGGAGGTCATCACCTACAATCCGGACGCGGTCACCGAAGCTAGTACACCCCAACCAAAGGTTGTACAAGCTGAGAACCGGCCACGTAGGCCCAGCCCCCATTAACGGCGCACCGTTAGTCGTCCAGACCTCTCCGTCCCGCTCGTGCACCGAGACGGGTCCACAAAACAGGAGAAGCGCCTGCTCGACAGGCTTACGAACACCCGTCCCACGGGCAATACCCCTCAAAAGGGCCTTTGACACCGCTGCGGGAATCTTGTCCGAAGCCCGCTCTAGGTCCGCAGACCGTAAGAAGTCGCCGGCCGACATCCGCCAAGTCGGCCCCTTCGGCTCCTCAAACGGATCAACACGAGGGTCCCGC